TTGTTACACAAAGATAATAAAATATTATTACATTTGCACTATTAAACAATATTTTTTCAAAAATCTTAAAAAAAAATGAAGACTTACCAAAAAATCAAAGAGCGAGCAGATCGTGCAGGCATTAGCATCCGTGAGTTGTGCCGTAGAACAGGAATTCACAAACAGACCTTGGATTACTGGAGCAGAGTTGAACCACAAACGCTGATTTATTTAGAGCGCATTAATGATGAGCTTGGGAAACAAGAGGATGCTAACCTTAAAAAATATATCGATGGGAGTAAATCTTAGGCCATACCAGGAAGATGGTGTCAATGGCATCCGTAACAGCCTCAAAAAGAATAAAAGAGTGCTGTATGTACTTGCAACAGGTGGAGGCAAGACTGAGACCTTTATACACATAGCAGAAAGAGCGATGTCAATGGGTAAGACTGTTTTCTTCCTGGTGCATAAAAAGAACCTTGTAAGACAGATAAGCGAGCGATGCAAAAAGTATGGTCTTAGGCATGGCATTATTGCAGGAGGATATCAGAAACAATATTACTTGCCTGCACAGATTTGTAGTGTGCAGACATTGAAGAACAGATTGGCGGATGTTCCGGTACCTGATCTGATTATTGTGGATGAGGCCCACCATAGTAATGCAGGCACGTGGAAAGCAATATTGGATTATTATTCCGAAGTCTATACACTTGGAGTTACAGCTACACCAATAAGAACCGATGGTCAAGGTCTTGGAGATATCTTCCAGGATATGATATTGGGGCCAACGCCTGCTCAGTTGGTTAAAATGGGTAACTTAGTGATGCCTGACTATTATACGTTCAAGAATCTTAAAGGATTGGAGAATGTGAAGCTTGACAAGCACGGAGAATATAACAAAAGCGAAGTAAACAAGTTGATTGAGCAATCTGGTTTAGTCGGTGATGCTGTAAAGGAGTACACAAAACTCGCAGCAGGAGAACCTGCGATATACAGTTGCGTCAGTATTGCAGAGTCCAAAAAGTTGGCAGAGAAGTTCCGGGATGCAGGATACACCTCTGAGGCTGTTCACGGTGAGCTGAAAGATGAAGAAGTTGAGCGAATATTCAAAGGTCTTGCTGATAAAAGTATCAATGTAGTAACATTCTGTGATTTGATAAGCGAAGGCACAGATATTCCTGCTGTGGCTGTTGTAGGTTTATGCCGACCAACGATGTCGATGGCATTGTATCTTCAGATTGTCGGAAGAGGATTAAGACCTTGCGAGGGCAAAGACAAGTGCATCATATTAGATCACGTTGGTAACATTGGCAGACATAAGCACCCATTGACTCAGAGAGACTGGTCATTGGAAGGTATGAAGAAAAAGAGGAAGAAGAAAAAGCAGGAGGAAGAGAATGATGAGTATTACACTTGCGAAAGCTGTTACTTTGTGTATGAGAAGTCTGAGGAGTGCTGTCCAAAGTGCGGATTGATAAATGAGAAGAAAAAACGTGAGTTGAAATTCGTGCAGGGCATTGCTGTAAAAGATGAAAGGTCATTGGATGATTTTCTGAATATCCAGCAAGGAGCCAAGGTAAAAGAACAAAAAGATTGTTTAACCTTGGAAGAACTATGGCAGTTCAAAGAAAGGAAAGGATATAAAGACTATTGGGTTAAGTATGTTTTTGAAAGTAGGATATTGAAGGAAGCGGAAGATGCTGATAAAAAATTTAAAGAAAATATAAAAATAGATGAATATATCAATTGTTTAAATGCAATTAACAAAAAATATAAAATCAAAGCTATAACACTTACAGAAACTGATGTTCAGGCTGCAATCAAAATTGCATGGAACTCATTTTGCAGTTTAAAAGATGTAAATAAGAAAAAAAGTTATAAAAAATCTTATTAAAAAGTACAACGTAATAAAATATTATTACTACCTTTACAACCGTAATCAATTATTAACATCAAAACTACCAAGTTATGAAAAATCACACTTATGTTGAGTTCTGCATTGATCAGGCATTGAAACAACTTGAAACTGCAATGGAACGCTCAAAACAAACTGCTGACATGGTTGCTGTCAGTGAAGAGTATAAACCACACGCACAGTTGGGCAGCCTTAAAGTTATTATCGAAGAAGCTGTCGCATACCTTAAAAGAGCCAAAGATGAAGCGTAATATTTTAATTACAAAAGATAATATGATAAAAGTAGCATCAGACTTTAGCGGTGTTGGAGCATTTAATCAAGCCTTAAAAAGATTAGGCATTGAATACAATGAAATATTTGCCTGCGACATGGATAAATACGCCCGGCAAACTTTTATTCACAACTATGGCGAACCTAAATATTACCCGACCAATGTTTACGAACGTGAAATACCAACAGAAAGTTTGGATATTTATATGACATCTCCGCCTTGTCAAGCTTTCAGTTTAGCCGGGAAGCGATTAGGTAAAAATGACAAAAGAGGTATTTTATTTTTTAATAGTTTGGAATTTATAGAAAAGAATAAACCTCGTTTTTTTATTTTTGAAAATGTTAAAGGTTTGCTTTCAGATGATGGCGGTAAAACATTTAGCGAATGGGTTAATTTTTTAGGCGGCAAATCTGTCAACGGTTTACCTGTTTTGTTTCCTTATGACGATTCTGTAGATTACCACTTATATTGGAAAGTATTAAACGCAAAACATCATGGAGTACCACAAAACCGAGAGCGTGTTTTTTTGATTGGTATTAGAGATGACAAAGATAATAATTTTAGTTTTCCTGCTGAAGAGCATTTGACAAAGCGGTTAAAAGATGTACTTGAAAGCGAGGTAAATGAAAAGTATTTTTTGAGCGAAAAGATGGTTAATTATATTTCTAAAGATAGAAAAGGAAATAATAATTTAATTGTTAATAGAGAAATTGCTAATACTTTAACTTGTTGTATGAAAAATCAGCAAAGAAGTACACAAGATAATTACATAGATGAAAATTTAATAACTTTTGAATGTAATCAGGGGGTATTAATAGGGTATTATAGAACAGATGAGGGTTTTAGATGGCGAAAAGACGGAAATTCTCCGGCTATTATGGCAATGATGAGAGATACCTGGAATGAAAAATTTACCGGACAGAATCCGCCAATAATTAATAAAAGTTTTAAAATCCGCCGCTTAACCCCTCGTGAATGCTTCCGCCTTATGGATTTTCCCGACACGTTTACCTGGCCTGTTTCAGATTCACAAGCATACAAACAAGCTGGCAACTCAATAGTAGTAAACGTGCTTTATAAAATATTAAAAAATCTTAGCCTATAAAAAAAGCCTGCGTAGTTTATGTGGCGAAAAACAAAACTCAAAATATCGCTAATGTTCAGAGTTTTAAGTATCGTTCAATCCGATGCCGCAGGATTTTAAAAATTTATAATTATGAAAAAAATATTTATCTTGGCAGCCTTTTCTCTTGGATTAGGCTGTCAAAAACCCGAAACAAGGATTGTAACTGAAACGGTTATCATTTACCGAGATACTTGCGATAGTGAGTTTATGTCGAAAATTGGACAAATTGAGTCCAATAATACCGACAGCTTAATAGGTGACAGCGGCCTTGCTTATGGCAGATATCAAATTCACGATATTTGCGTGAAGGGTTCGGGATTAAAAGACTTGCTTAGATATACTCACGCTGATATGTTTGACAGCACCAAGGCTGAACACGTATTTTGGGCAACTATGGGAGTTCACTCTTATACGTTTGCTCGTAGGCATGGCAGATATCCAACTTACGATGAACTTGCGAGAATGTGGAATGGTGGCCCGAATGGTCACAATATGAAAGCAACTTTAGGTTACCTTGAAAAATTTAGAAAATGAAAGAGCAAACACAGTATGACAGAATAAGAGCAGCTCACGCAACCAAAGGAGTGCTGTTTCGAAATAATGTCGGCACAGCGTATCAAGGGCAGATGGGCAGCATAAGCGGTGACAGAGTTTTGCTTTACCCAAGATTTGTTGAGTTCGGATTGTGCAAAGGTAGTTCCGATTTGATTGGATGGACAGAGATAACCATTACAGCGGATATGCTCGGCACCAAGGTCGCAGTATTCACAGCAGTCGAAGTAAAAACAAAGACTGGTAGAGTAAGTGATGAACAGAAACGATTTATTAAAAATGTCAATGATGCTGGCGGCATCGCAAAAATAGAAAGAGTATGAACACTATTGAGCAAGCACAAAAAGTCATCCAGGAACTAATCTCCGAAGCCAAGTACATGGATGGATTCCTAAAGGATGAAGTTACAAAGAAAGCATACCGAGAAAAGAAAGAAAGGCAGCTATCTGTATTGAATGAATTGATTGAAGAATTAAAAAATACAGAATCTGAAACAATTTTCTTGGAAGTTCCAGCGCAAACTCCTACCTTGCATACCCTTAAACTTGAGAATCGGGATGATATGAGTATCAGAAAGGTATTCGGGATGCACGGAAAGGAAGCTGCAAGAGCCGAAAGCATAAGAAGGGCCAATGACTTTATGGAATACCAGGAAGAAAAATACGGATTAAAATCTAAGCAATGAAAAAACTACCAATCAATTGGGAATCTGATCAGGAAGAACCACCAAAGAAAAGAACCCGAAAGCCAAAAGCACAACCTGCACCGGGCAACACACCAACAGTAGACCAACGTGGTTTTGTAGAAGGTTATTTCAAGCCATTAGGATGGGATTCTGAAAGCAGATTTCAGCGTTTTTACTTTTACTCGAAATTGAGCAATGCTATTTTGGCATTTAGCACATCGAAGTTTACAAAACAGCACGTTGTTCAGCTCGCACCGATTGAGTTTTGGCAGAACGAATCTTTTGATAAGAGCGAGTATATTGCAGACTACCTGATTACGATGTGTAATGCAGTAGGTTATTTTGATTTACAGAGTATCAGAGGTCGTGGTGCCTGGAAGGAATCTGATAGAATAATCTTCCATACCGGAATGCAGTTACTGAGCGACAAGATTCGATACAACCTTGGCAGCATTGATACGGAATTTACCTATGAGATGCGAAAGAACATCCGAATTCCGATAGAAAATATGATGGATAAGTTGGAATGTGCGAAACTGACAAGATTACTTTCAAGATTGAACTGGAATACTGAAGCTGATGGTAAGTTGTTAGCAGGATGGTTAGCGATTGCTCCTGTTTGTGGCGCATTATCTTGGAGGCCACATTGTTGGATTACAGGCCCAAGAGGCAACGGAAAGACTTATGTGCTTGAACAGATTATTCACCAGGTCTTAGGAGAGTTTTCTATTAATGCTCAGGGAACAGCAGCGACAGAGGCAGCGATAAGACAGAAACTCAATTCTGATGCTATGCCAGTTACGATTGACGAATCGGAGGGTAACGATGAGAATGCAGCAAGGAGAATGCAGGAAGTCATTGCATTGGCCCGAGCAGGAAGTTCGGAGAAGTCACCTGCCATTCCCAAGGGCGGCAAGGATGGCAAAGCAACGGACTATTTTGTTCGTAGCTGCTTTTTGATGGTGTCAATAAATCCGCAATTGGTGAACGACAGCGACAAGAGAAGGTTTACAATCTTCGAACTTGCGAAACACAGCAACCAGGATAAGTTTAAGGAACTAAACAAGATTAAGAAAGAAACCATTACAGGTGATTTTGGCTTGAGATTTACAGCGAGAATGGTTAATCTGTTACCGAATATGCTCAGAAGCATTTATATTTTTACGGAAGCCATATCGGAACTTGTGGGAGATCGTGCGATTGCTGACCAGTTCGGTGCTTTACTTGGTGGATGGTGGCATACCTGGAACGATGATGTTGTTATACCTGAAACTGCATTGGATGAAGCAGGTGCAATATTGCATATCAAAGGAATTTTGGAAGATAGAGAGGACTTAACTGACGAGCAAAGATGTCTACAAACGATTTTGCAGCACGAAACAAGGATTGAAGGAGATTTCATTGGTACTGTAACAGTTGGTGAGTTGGTTGAATATGCTTCGGAGTATGAACCACAAGCCAAAATCAAACAAAATGCAGCGGATGAAAGGCTTCAAAGGCTTGGATTGCGAGTTATTGAAGAGCAGAAAGAAAAATATCTGCTGATTCTGAACACATCGGTTTTTGTTAAGCAAGTTTTGAGCCGCACACCTTGGGCAATAAGTTACAGCACGGTCTTAACAAGGCATCCTGGTGCATCAAAGCGCAACACTACTCGATTCAGTTCGGGTTTAATTGGCAGATGTGTGCAAATAAATTTAAAAAATATTCTGTAAAACGTACAATGTAATAAAATATTATTATCTTTGTGCATCATTAATAATTAAAACTACCAAGTTATGACAAACAACAAATTTAGCACAGGCATTTTTATGGAATGCGACAACTTCCCTACAAACGAAGTTTATGTAAAACTAATCGGAATATACATCGAAGAGGAAAGAGGGTCACGTGACAGCTACGGATGCCAAATAGAACTCGATTACAGCGCATATTTTGAACTGACTGATATCTTCATCACTGACTATAATAAATCGGTCACAATTGAAGAGGCTGCTATCTTATTTGAACGCAGAAAATCTGAACTTGAAACCTTATTCTCTGAAACTTTAATGGAGGCTTACGAGTCTGACGAGGAGGATTCAGTATGGTTTTAGCAATAACAATTTTTTGTCTCAGCACAGGTCTTGGCCTGTTGCTGATGACTGAATCTCTCGGGCCATATTCCCCGAAACCAAAGCGAAAAAATAAATATCACGAACCTAAAAACGATTAAAATGGTAAACAAAGTAACGCTGATCGGTCGCATCGGCAACATTGATGTGAAGGATACAAAGAGCGGAGATAAGCTCACAAATCTTTCTGTGGCAACATCTGAAAGCTATAAGGATAAGAATGGCGAATGGCAAGAGAAAACCGAATGGCATCGCTGCACTATCTTCAAAGAGTTTAAAGCTGACAAAGGAGATTTGTGCTATCTTGAAGGTAAGATTACGTACCGGGAACACGATGGGAAATATTACACCGATATCATAGCTTCTACCGCACGTAAATTGAGTTATAAAGGAGAAAAACAGACTGAGCAGTATGAAGATAAGCCAAGCTTACCCGAACCCACCAACGGACAAATGGTGGCCATGAAGATAAAAGTAAAAAAAGGTGAGCTTACGATGTCACAGATACAAGATAAGTTTAATCTAACGACAGAACAATTGGCACAACTCAGAGCTGAAGTTCCAGGCGAAGATGATGGCGAGTTACCCTTCTAAAAAATTAGAGCATCCGATTGAGATGCTCTTTTTTTTATTCGTTGTTTTCTACTTTCTTCTGCTGCACCTTTCCGTAAAGCAATGTTCCGGTAAAGGCAGCGATTGATGTCAAGAATATTGAGATTCCCGACCAATCCAATGTTGTGCATTTTACTGCGTGAATGATTATATAAATCAAAATACCGATACAGAGCAAGCACACACACAAAGTACCCAGGAACAAAGTTACTCGCATCGAACTGACATCGGTACTTTCTTTTAAGAAGTTGAACATATTAGTAAGTTTTATCAAGTTTCTCAACAAGGTTAAGAAGTTTTTTCATCATCGAAGTGTTATTTTCGATTACGTGATTGTTTGATGCAACGGTTTCGAGTAGCTTACCACGATCTTCTGTCAGATAATCTTCAAGTCTTTTCTCAAGTTCCTGAATTCTTGCTTCGTTTTTCTTATGCCAAATAAAGAATTGCTTCCCCATAAAATAAATGATTGCAATCATCAATATGGCAAAAATGCCTAATACCCCATAGTTTGCGAGTTGATTTAAAAAGCTGGGGACTGCTTCCTGGAATAATAGTGTGTTCATTCTTCTATTGGTGGGAATGGTGGTTCGGGTTTAGGTTTATAGTCTATCAAAGGTAGTGTTTTTACCCATTGAAACTCAGGATTTACGCAAAAGTCCATTTCTTCAACGCTGATTATCCATTGGTCTGAAATATCCTGTATCGGGTTAAAATAGCTATCTTCGTCATAAAGCTGCCCGATAAGGCTATCCTTTTGTGATTCTGTTAAAAGTCCTACTTGTGTCATACTTGTCTACCTAAAGTTGTGTTAAATGCCTGCACGGCTGTGTAAAAATTACTTGCATCTGTATCTGTTAAGCCGTCACCGATAGAAGAAAAGGCGCATTGAAAAACACCAAAATTATTACTAGTATTGCCAATATTTATACTACCTATATAAATTGGA